TTTCAATGAAACCAGAAGGAAACGCATAGCCATCTCTCCCGGTTGACAAAGAAGGGCATCGCTCTGCGCGACAGACTACTAGAAACACTGACACAGGACACCAGAACATGACGGTTCACCAACGGGGTAACACCTATCAGGCTGACATCAGGTTCATGGGTGAGCGCATCCGGCACAGCTTTGCCACGCCCGATGCTGCCCACTTGTGGATGCACGATGCCGAGCGGGACGTGATCGCGGGACGCCGCCCATCGGCACCCCTCGAAACCAACAAGTCGTTTACCCTAAAGGAAGCACTCGACCGAGTTGCATCACAGGAGTGGCGGCGCTGCAAGTCAGGCAAGCACCTGACCCACAACGGCACCGCTGTTGTGAACCTCATTGGTCCCTCACGCCAGCTTAGATCGATCACCTTCACCGACGTTGAGGACTTGGTTACGGCGCTGCGAAAGCGGGGTGATGGCAACGGCACCATCAACCGCAAGCTCGCGGGCCTGTCGAAGCTGTTCACCTACGCCAAGAAGCACGACCCATCACTCAACAAGCCATCCATCCCCCGGCTGCGTGAGGCACCACCTCGCCAGCGCACTCTGACTGACGACGAGTTCACTAAGCTCCGACAGTGGGACGGCTGGCGGGATGAGGACCTGCACCTGTTGGTCTTCCTCTGGTACACCGGAGCCCGCATCAGCGAGGCGCTGCGCCTCAAGGTGGCCGATTGGGATACCGACAACGTCACGTTCAAGGACACCAAGAATGGCGACAGCCGCACCATCCCCCTTCACCATGAGGCCCTGTATGCACTGCGTGCTGGCACCATGCCCAACCCTTGGACCTTTCGTCACCGCTTCCGCGAGGCGGCCCAGTCGCTTGGCCTTGGGGAAGATGTCGTGGTCCACACCCTGCGCCATAGCTGTGCCTCACGCCTTGCCAAGAAGCAGATGAACGCCTTCCTCATTCAGAAGTGGATGGGGCACAAGTCCATTGCCACTACTCAACGCTACGTTAAAGCTGCGCCGACAGACCTCGGCCCATTAAGGGATGCACTATGAAACAGATCAACGCCTATGACGAGCTCGCCAAGATGTTTAGTACCGACAGGCACACGGTAAAGCGGGACTTCTATCTCACGGTGGTTAGTCGTAACTACCCAACCCCTATTTATGCAAAGCCCGCTGCGTGGTCGGCGGCTTGTAAGCTCGCCTTTGCCGTCATTGCCCACCAACACGGGTAAAATATCTGAGCCGAAAAAGTTGTGACCAAATCGGTGACCATCGCTTGACCAACAAGGAGAACAGACAGTGACCACCAGCGATTACATAATGATCATGCTTTATTGGATACCAGTTTTAGTTGTGTATTACCTTGCCACACGGTAGTGGGCACAGTACAAGAACGATAGGGGAACAACTCAGTAGGTGACCACCCTTAGACCACCATCAGTTCCCAAGTAGGCAACCATCAGGAGACAAGATGCAAAGGCACGCCAATTGGAAGAGACAAGAAGAACTAGAGAACATGTCCCAAGTCATGGGCGTGGACCGATACACCCGCCGCATCGGAGCGGCTGTTGGGCGGGGTGACCCAGCCGGAGCCGGGGCCACTGCCGGTCTGTTAACCCACCTCCTCAACCCCACAGTCATCAGCATCACTGAGTTCCTTAAGCAGTCGGAGACGCGCGGCAAGTACACCAAGGTCATATCCCACATCAAGGACGTGGCACCCGACACACTGGCCTATGCCACCGTGCGGTCCCTGCTCAACTCTTGCGGGGTAAAGGCCACCACCACAACCCGGGCCGCCAAGGCCATTGGTCTGCTGGTCGAAGCCGAGGCTCGGCTCACCGCCTTTGAGAAGGCCAACAAGGCCCTCGTCTCAGGCTGGATACGGGACCTTGACCAGCGCACCTCGTCACCAGACTGGCGACGCGTCGTCCTCATCCACAATCTAAACAAGCGGGGTGACAACTGGAACCCGTGGAACGATGAGACTAAGGTTCGCATTGGCTTGGCCCTCATGGAGTGCATGATCACTGCGTGTGACGCGGTAGAGGTGCGCTCTCACATGGTGCGCCGCAAGACAATATCCGAGGTTAGGCTCACCGGACCAACCCGCGCGTGGATTGAGAAGGCTGATGCATACCGCGCACTGCTTGCACCCGCCTTCCTACCCTGTGCCATACCACCTAAGCCGTGGACTGACACCAAGGGTGGGGGCTACTGGCTTGAGACTGTTGGTCGCCCGTTGTCATTGGTCAAAGCCGACCGCTTCTGCCAACCAGCATCTGAGTTGGCCGACGTGATGCAGTCCGTCAACCTACTGCAGAACACGGCATGGCGTGTGAACCACAAGGTGCTCAGCGTGCTCCGTGAAGTGTGGAACAATGGGCTTGACGTGCCCGCCCTCCCCAAGCGCGAGGCCGAGCCATCACCTACCAAGCCTGCTGACATAGACAGCAACCCCGAGGCCCTTGCTGCATGGAAGCTGGCTGCAAAGTTGGTGCATCAACACAATGCGCACTCCGTTAGCCGCCGCATTGCCGTTGCCTACACCCTAAACGTGGCCACCATTGTTGAGAAAGACGAGAGCATCTACTTCCCGTACCAACTTGACTTCCGTGGTCGTGCCTACGCTGTCCCGATGTGGCTCAACCCACAGGGGCCAGACTATGCCAAGGCTCTGCTCACCTTCTCGGAAGCAAAGCCCATCGGAACGGAGACAGGCCCCGGCTGGCTTGCAATTCATGGTGCCAATACATTTGGTGCCGACAAGATAACATTGGAGGAACGCATTGATTGGGTGGAACAGAACCAAGAATCGATACGAAGCTGCGCCGCCGACCCCTTGCGGGATATGTGGTGGACCTCGGCGAATAAGCCTTGGCAGTTCTTGGCCTTCTGCTTTGAGTGGGCCGAATACTGTGAGTGTGTCGACGCTGGCGGTGGCGGAGAGTTCATGTCAAGTCTGCCAGTTATGGTGGATGGCACATGTAACGGACTACAACACTACTCGGCAATGTTACGCGATACCATTGGCGGCCATGCTACCAATCTCATCCCCTCCACCAGACCTCAAGACGTCTATGGTTTAGTTGCAGAGCGCGTCATGGCCCAGCTTGATCAGGACTATGTCACCGGCCTAGACAATAGCATGATCGCCAAGAAGTGGTATGACATGGGCGTTGATCGCAAGATCACCAAGCGTCCAGTCATGGTGATGCCATACGGCGGGACGCAACACGCCTGTCATGCCTATGTTGACGCCGCAGTTCGGGAGCGGGGCATCACGTTTGACCGTGCCGAACTCAAGTACCTATCCAAGACTGTGTGGTGTGCCATTGGTGACGTGGTTGTCTCCGCCCGTGAGGGCATGGACTGGCTCCGCACCATTACTCTCATCCTCGCCAAGGCTGGCATCGCCCTACAGTGGCGCACGCCTATGGGGATGGTGGTCACGCAGAACTACTTAAAGCACCAAGCTACAGTGATTACGACCTACTTGTTTGGCAAGCGGTTCCGCCCCACACTTGAAGTGAAGACGAACGAGATCGACCCCCAGCGCTCAGCCAATGGGTTACCTCCAAACTTCATCCACTCACTGGATGCGGCGGCACTACAGGCCACTGTGATCTTGGCTGATGGCAATGGCATAACCGCCTTTGCTGCAATCCATGACAGCTATGGCACACACGCGGCCACCATGCACACCCTTGCGGCGTGCTTGCGCCACTCGTTCGTTGAGCTATACGAGAACAACGACCCACTGCTCAACCTACGCGAGTGGACCATCAGCGTACTATCACCGGAAGAAGCTGAGAAGGTGCCACCCCTGCCAAGCAGAGGGACGCTGGACCTGAGCCTCGTTAAGAACAGTGACTTCTTCTTCGCATGAGGTCACTGTGCTAGGTTGCCACCCTTAGATCATCTACGAAACCAACTGCCCACTAGAGGGATACCAATGAAGCCGAGGATTAACATACACTACGGCGCGGGCGTTCACACCGCAACCATAGACGGTCACAAGTTCGATCTTAACCGCATGACCAGCGGTGAGCGCACCCACCTACGCAAGATCGTGGTGGGGGTCCTGACTAAGATCGGAGCACTGGCTTGAAGAACCTCAAGAACAAGAGGCCATTCAGCCGGGACCGTATGCTCAACGCCAATCGTTTCAAGGTAGCTTACGCTGCAATGGGTACGATTGACGGGGTGCAGACCTTTGACAAAGAGGTCCAGCCTCTCGGCATGGCCGTGGCTTTCATACTCATGTGTGAAGCCTACGGTGTGGCCGCGCCTGACGTGTTCACGGCTGCTGGTAACATCATCGTGCATACAGAAACCAAGGACGCATCCCCTGAGATCAGGGCCGTCAAACAATACATACAAGAGGAGTTAGCAAATGGCTGATGAAGCAAAGAAGAAGACGAAGCTTGAACTGTGGACCCCGCGCCTCACAGGTATCCACCCGTGGTTACAGAAGGCCGACACCAAGTTCGTTGCAACTGGTAAGTTCCGCGTCAAGTGTCGTGGTCCTGCTGGGGAGTTCGCTGCACTGCAGAACCAACTGAACCCGATCCTTGAAGCCTACGTTCAGGAACAGAAGGACAAGGCCGAGGGCGAGAAGCGGGGCAAGCTCATCAAGAGCAAGATCGCAGACTTCTTCAAGCCTGTCATTGACAGCGAAGGCAACGAGACTGGCGAGATGGACGCCACGTTTAGCATGAACCAGATCATCACCTACAAGGAAAAGGACGGTTCTGAAACCATCAAGAAGCTCAAGCCCAAGGTGTGGGACAGTAAAGGTGCCGTCACCAACAAGAACCCGTGGTCGGGCTCCGTCCTCCGCGTGCTGTTCTTTCCGTCGCCGTACTACTCGGCAAAGGACAACGAGTTCGGCATCTCCCTCAAGATGATCGGCGTTCAGATCATCAAGCTGGTTGAGGCTAGCGAACGTGATGCTGCAAGCTACGGCCTTGAGGTCGTTGAGGATGGCTTTACTGACGACTTCGATGGCAGCGCTGTGCCCACCGAAGACAACTCTGGTGGGGCCCCGGCCTCAGCTGATGCCAAAAGCGCGTCCGACTTTTAAGTATAGCGCAATCGTGAATGGATACCGTAGCGGGCTAGAGGTAGTGCTCGGGGAGCAGCTGAAAGCTCTCAACGCCACTGCCCGCTACGAGGAAATCACGATTGGCTATACCCCTCCCGTCAAGTCACGCAGGTACACCCCTGACTGGGTACTGCCAAATGGTATCATCATTGAAGCCAAAGGGCGGTTCGTGACCGCTGACCGCCAGAAGCATAAGGCCATCAAGGACGAGCACCCTCATCTGGATATACGCTTTGTGTTCTCCCGTCCCAAGACTAAGCTCTCCAAGAAAAGCAAGACCACCTACGCAGACTGGTGCAAAAAGTACGGGTTTAAATACTCTGACTGCACCGTCCCGCCCAAGTGGACGAGCGAACCGGAGAACCCCTTGGCCATCAATGCCATCCAACGCGCCACTGTCAAAGGACAATTCTAGATGAACAGCACCATCATTATCATAACCTTCTGGTTGAATGGCAACGTGGGCGTGACCACCCAGTCCTTCAAAGAGCCATGCCCATCTCAGTCTTCAATGAACCTAGCCGCTCAAGAAATCAAGGATGTGACCAAGGCCATCGCAGGCATAGTCATCTCCTGCTCACCAGCTACGGGTAAGATACACTCATACACCATCCCCGGTGGCAGGCCCGCTTAACTTAACCTACCCACGAGAGGGAACGATATGCAAGAGCAACCATCAGACTTCGTAATGCACGTTCCCTGCAGCAAGTGTGGCTAATCAGATGCAAACTCACTGTTCACTGATGGCCACACGTTTTGCTTTGCCTGTAACACTTACCAACATGGAGACAGAATGACAGGCGATACTGACTGGGCCAACTGGGCTGCACCAAAACCAGACAAGAAGCTCATCCCCGCTGGTGAGCACGTGGCCCTATCATCCCGCAAGATCACGCTGGATACGGTGCGTAAGTTTGATTACACATGCAGCACGCTCGATGGTAAGCCAGTGCAGATTGCAAACTACCACGACGACGCGGGCACACGTGTCAGCCAGAAGCTGCGCTTCCCCGACAAGACCTTCTCCACCCGTGGCAACCATGCCAAGTCGCTGCTCTATGGCAAGCACCTATGGCGTGACAAGGGCCGCCGCATCGTGGTCACAGAAGGCGAGATCGATGCCATGTCCGTGTCACAAGCATTCAACAACAAGTGGCCAGTCGTGTCCATCCCGAGTGGGAGCAACGGCGCAGCCGCTGCCCTAACCGCCAACCTCGAATGGCTCCAAGGCTACGAGGAAGTGGTGCTCTGCTTTGACCAAGACGAGGCCGGACGAAAGGCAGTCGAGGAGTGTGCCATCCTGTTCGAGCCGGGTAAGTGTACGGTCGCCTACCTCCCTGTCAAAGACGCCAGTGAGATGCTCAAGGCTGACCGCATTGTCGAACTGGTGGACGCCATCTTCGGGGCCAAAGCATACCGCCCCGACGGCATCATCAACGGCACCGACATGGCCGACAGCATCATGCTGGACGACGATGAGTTCTCATACTCCCTGCCGTGGAGCACCCTCAACCAAATGACTGAGGGATACCGCGAAGGTGAGATCATCATGTGGACCGCTGGCTCCGGCGTTGGTAAGTCAGCCGTGGTTCGTGAGGTCGAGTTCGACGCGCTGATGAAGGGTGAAGTGCTCGGCATCCTGCGCCTTGAAGAGAGCACCAAGCGTGCTGGCCGTGGCCTCATGGGCTTGGCCATCAACCGCCCTGCCTACAAGAAGGACGTGTGGAATGAACTCACCACCACCGACCGCCAGCGTGCATACGACCTGACGCTGGGTACAGGCCGCGTGTTCCTCTATGACCACTTCGGTTCAACCAACATCGACAACCTCGTGGGCCGCATCCGGTTCATGGCGAAGGGCTGCAAGTGCAAGATCATTGTGCTTGACCATATCAGCATTGTTGTGTCTGGCGAAGAAAACGGCGACGAGCGCCGCTTGATCGACAATCTCATGACCAAGCTCAAGTCGGTAGCAATGGAGTGCAAGATCGTGCTCCATGTAATCTCCCACTTGAAGCGGCCATCCGGGGACAAGGGTCACGAGGAAGGGGCACGGGTATCCCTCTCACAGCTACGGGGCTCCCATGCAATCGCCCAACTTAGTGACACAGTCATTGGCCTTGAGCGCAACCAGCAAGCTGACCAGCACAAGAACATCACGACTATCCGCATCCTCAAGTGTAGGTGGACGGGCGAGACAGGCGAAGCCGGATGGCTGGCCTTCGACCCTGACACCGGGCGCATGAGCGAGTGCACGAGTGACCCGTTCGCAGAGATGCCGGGTGGCAACAACACACCACAAGAGGGAGACGACTTCTAATGGACCTCCGCGTACAGAAGTTCGTGAGGCCCAATGGCTCCGCGTACATCCGTCTACAGAACTTAGAAACAGGTGATGAGCTTATGTGCAACGTCATTGACTGGCCTCGCATCCGTGACGGCATCGACCAGATGCTCACACCAAAACTCAACTAGGAGTACAACATGGACCTCGTCTTCGATTGCGAGACTAACGGTTACCTTGAGCAGACAACAAAGCTGCACTGTCTGGTGATCAAAGACGTGGGTTCCAAGCAAGTGTGGTCCTGTCACCACGCGCACAACGTCCACGCCCCACGCGAGGGCATCACCCTCGCCAGCATTGAGCAGGGCTTGGAGTTACTGGCCAAGGCCGATACGCTCATCGGGCACAACATCATCTCGTTTGACATCCCCGCCATCCAGAAGGTCTATCCTAACTGGGCCTTCCGTGGCCTACTTCGGGACACCCTCATCCTCTCACGTGTCGTCTGGTCTGACATCAAGACTGGTGACTTCGACCGTATCAAGAAGGGTAAGCTCCCCGGCAAGTTCCTTGGGCGCTACTCCCTCGAGGCGTGGGGCTTCCGCATGGGCAACTACAAGGGCGACTACCAAGGTGGCTTCGACGAGTGGAACATGGACATGCAGGACTACTGCATCCAAGACGTTTCAGTCACCGAGACACTGTGGCTCCGCATCCTCAAGAGCATTGCGAGCTACACCCGGCCCGCCCACCGTGACGACTTCGTCCAGCTTGAGCATGACGTTCAGGTGATCATCCAGCGCCAGATCAATCGCGGCGTGTGGTTCGACGTGGGTGCGGCAGAGGAACTCTATGGTGTCCTCATTGGCAAGCGCCATGAACTTGGCTCTGCCCTTCAAGCTGTGTTTGCCCCGTGGTATCGGCGTGGCAAATACTTCGTGCCAGCCCGGGACAACAAGACACTGGGCTACATGGCGGGGTGCCCCATCAACAAGGTGGAACTGGAGCCGTTCAACCCACGCTCAACCACTGACATCTCCGACAGGCTCATAAAGCTACGGGGCTGGGAGCCAGAAGAATATGGCAAGGATGGGATGCCCACCGTTGATGACGAAATCCTCAACAGGCTCCCGTACCCAGAGGCTCCGCTTCTGGCTGAGTACTTGATGGTGTCAAAGCGCATAGGCCAGTTGGCCGAAGGCAAAGAGGCCCTCCTCAAGCACGTCAAGGATGGCAAAATCCACGGGCAGGTTGTCACCAACGGTGCAGTCACGGGGCGGATGACACACATGAAGCCAAACATGAACGTGCCCAAGGTGGAGTCGCCATACGGTGCTGAGTTCCGTGCGCTGTTCACATGCCGACCCGGCTTCAAGCTGGTGGGCTGTGATGCCGACGCCCTCGAAGCTCGTGTCATGGCTGGGTACATGGCCCGCTACGACGATGGAGCTTACATCAAGATCACCCTTGAAGGTAACAAGAAGAAGGGCACCGACACCCACTCAGAGAACGCCCGCACCCTTGGCCTCGACCCATTCAAGCTTTACTCATTTGACGGTAAGGAAAGGTCGGGTCGCGAGATGGCCAAGACGTGGTTCTATGCGTTCGTTTACGGCGCTCAGGATGTGAAGCTCGGATTTGAGTTGGGCGTTCGTGGGACTAAGCGCAAGCGGCTGGCGGCTGGTTCTGCTGGCCGTGCGGCTATTATGAAGAAGGTCCCCGCTCTCGCCAAGCTTATCGAAGTCGTTCACGCCTGCATAAAGCAGCGTGGCTACCTAGTTGGTTTGGACGGACGGCACCTACCGATACGCAAAGTAAACGCTGCCCTCAACACGCTGTTCCAAGGCGCGGGTGCCATCCTCATGAAGCGTGCTCTCGTCATTCTTGACAAGGGCCTTCAAGAGGCTGGCCTCATGCCGGGTGAAGACTATGAAATGGTCCTCAACGTACACGACGAATGGCAGATAGAAGTCCTAGACAGTAGTGACTTTCCAGAGTTTGTGGCGATCAAAGCCACCGCTGCAATCAAGCAAGCTGGGGAATACTACGGGTTTGTCTGCCCACTGGCGGGCACGTCTAAGATCGGAAACAACTGGAGGGACACACACTAGTGCCCCCTACTCCCACTCGTAAACCACACAGAAAGGCAGGCTTCATCTATGTCATCGTTCATCCATCGTTTCCGGGCTTTTGTAAAGTTGGACGCACTTCTAACTTACAGGCGAGAATTAACGTATACAACTGTAGTTGTCCGAAACGCCGCTTTGCCTATTTATACACCCGTTTCTTTGAAGACTGTGTCGGAGCAGAGGCAAAGCTCCGTACACGAACCATTGCGGTCAAGCTCCGTGGTGAGTGGCTGCGCATCCACCCCGACGATGCCCGTGCCCTCGTCCAAGGAATACGCTGACGCCATCCGTTTAAAGTATGGCATCGCCACCCCAATAGGAGACAACGAATGAAGACTATACTGCTTATCGATGCTGACATCATCATCTACCGCTTTGCGGCGGAAGGTGAAACGTCTGTCGAAAGTCCCGAGGCTCCCGGCACATGGATGGTATCAGCCAACGCCGACGTGTCCGTCGCCAACGCTGCAGCCTACATCAACAGCATGGTCACGCGGTTCAAGGCTGACGACTATGTGCTCTGCGTCACCGACCACACAAACTTCCGCAAGGCTGTGTCACCTGCCTATAAGGCCAACCGTAAGGCCACCCGCCCACCCATCCTTCTTGACCACATGAAGCAGTGGCTACACGCATTGCCTCAGGTCAGGTTTAAGCGCGGCCTCGAAGCCGACGACGTCATGGGTATTATGAGCACGTCGCCCTACAGCTACCCCGGTGCAAAGAAGATCATTGTGTCCATCGACAAGGACATGGAGCAAATCCCCGGCTGGCTGTTCAACCCATCCAAGGACGAGGCTCCCCGCGAGATCAGCAAGGTCGAGGGTGACCGTAAGTTCTTTGCGCAGGTTCTCGTGGGCGACCAGACAGACGGCTACCCCGGCCTCAAGGGCTGTGGCCCAAAGACAGCAGCACTAATACTGGAAGGATTGACTGATGAACAAGCTCTATGGGTCGCCGTGGCAGGAGCCTTTGCTGCCAAAGGACATAGCGAGGCTGAAACACTTGAGCAGGCTCGGCTCGCCCGAATACTTCGCTATGAAGACTTCGACTTCACCACCGACCAACCTAAACTCTGGAGCCCATCCAATGCAGAATGAAGACCACTGGACCAATCCGCACTGGCGCAAGAGCAAAGCCGACGGGCCACTCTACCCAACCCCGATGCCTGACCTGCCATGCGAAACAACCCACAAGTCCAATGGGGGCTCGACGGACTACTACACCGTCCCCGA